CCGAAGCCGAACACACATCCAAGCGCGCGTGCAGGATGTGGTAGATCTGGCGCTGCTTGCGCCGGGCGTACTGGATGCGATTGCATCCGGTGAGCAGCCCGATGGTCTTACCACCGATTACCTGATCAAGACGGGTTTCTCCGAAGTCTGGTCGGAGCAGTCAGAACAGTTCGCCGGGTTCTGATCGGCCAGCACCCTCAAATCCCCAAACGCGTACCGCCGGAATCGCAAACAGAGACTTTGGGCTGAATTCGGCCCTTATTGAGTCGATATACGAGTCTCACCGCGAACCACCCCATGCCAAGCCCCCGAAAACACGGAAGAATCATGCACCAAACTCTCGGCGTCTCAAAACCCTGAAATGCTTGGCTGTGCTTGCAGTCCTGAGCTATCCAGTCTCGGCTATTTTCCCTGCCAACAGGGATTTTTACAGGGAATTTTCTCGGTTAAGGTTGATTTTGGAGAAATCCACTCGGAAATAGTGGGTTATTACAGTCGTTTATAGGGCAATTCCCTAAACAGGTGAACAGGGAATTCATATGCGTAAACAGGGAAGTTTTCGGCGGTATCAGGGAATGGATAAAAGCGTACAGGGAAGGTCAGTGTGAACAGCGCAAGATCTGTGGTTTAAGTGCCTATCTCTGCAATTGGAACTCTAACCAGGAATGCAGCCCATGAGTGACAGCTCAAAAGATCCTGATCGCGCTATCCTGGAGTCTCCGAAAGCTTACTGGGCCGATGATCCTGAGCGCACTCTGACCGACAGAGAATTCGATCGCCTGTTGAGCCATTTATGCGAATTGGGGAATCTCACCAAATCTGAAATGCGGCCCTTTTTTGACCGGCATTTTCAAATCTTCATGGATATGGCAACCCAAGAGCGTTTTTGCGAACGCGATGGTGATCTCGAAAAAGTGGAAAAGCCGTCAACGATTGTTGAGCGGGAAATGAAACAGCTACTGAAAGCCTGTGAAGAGCTTGACGGGCAACTTGCGCGACTTGATCCGGTTACCAGAACCTGGCTTGACCAACATCTGAAGAAGAGCGGTGTAAAGGTAGAAAGTGACCGTCGTGTCCGGCTGCGGCATCTGGAGGAACGCATCTCCTGGCCAATNGATCTNTTGATACATGCTGCCCACAATGCTGAAAATATAGCGTCTCGTGGCCCCAATAACGCGGCCCTGAAGGCCATGATCGAGGGGCTGGCCTTCTGTTGGGAGACGTACCATGGCAGTCCACCGACAACTGACAAGGGGCGTGGATTGAAAGACGACCCATTTCTGGAACTCTGCCAGGAAATGGCGCGTATCGGGGATGCCAGATTCCAGGAAAAAGGCGGTCGTCTCGGATCCCTCCAGCTCAGCGGACTGGCCGCAGAAGTCGTCAAGAACCTGCCATCGAAAGCTGCGGAATCGCCGCAGGAGAAATAATCCGCAGTTCCGGCGAAAACTTCTCCATCGGCCTGAAAAGTGTTTTGTTTCATAGTCTTTGCATTCGTAACGCAAAGGCTGAACGGCATGCACAACCTGACTATTTCTTATCGTCCCATATCAGAACTGACGGCCAATCCGCGCAATGCGCGAACCCACGACCGACGACAGCTCAAGCAGATCCGGGACAGCGTCGTGGCGTTCGGATTCACCAACCCGCTGTTGGTCGATGAGGTCGGCGTGCTGATCGCCGGACACGGGCGCCTGTCGGCTGCCAAAGACCTGGGTTTCACCATGGTTCCGGTCATTGTTCTTGAGCATCTGACCGACGTTCAGAAACGAGCACTGATGCTGGCCGACAACAAGATCGCACTGAATGCGGGCTGGGACATGGATCTCCTTGCTGTCGAGCTGGCCGACCTGTCGTCGATGGAGCTTGATTTCGATCTGGAGCTGACCGGGTTTGACGTGGCCGAGATCGACATCATCATCGACGGTGCTCCGGATTGCAGCTCAGACGAAGCGGAGGTGGCGCCTGTCCCGGACAGCGGCATACCGGTCGTGACCCGACGCGGCGATCTCTGGCATCTCGGCCATCATCGGGTTCTCTGCGGCGATGCGCGCAACCCGGACGATTTCGCCACCCTTGTCGGCGATTGCCAGGCGGACATGGTTTTTACCGACCCGCCATACAACGTCCCGATCGCCGGTCACGTGTCGGGCAAGGGCAAGGTGCGCCATCGCGAGTTCCATGAGGCGAGCGGAGAAATGACACGCGCCGGATTTACCGCTTTTCTGAACGAGGTTCTTGCGAACACATCCCGCAACTGCCGCGACGGTGCGGTCTCGTTCGTCTGTATGGACTGGCGCCATATGGGTGAGTTGCTCGAGGCCGGTCAAAGGGCATTCGATGCGTTTCTTAATCTCTGTGTCTGGGCCAAGACGAACGGCGGCATGGGGTCGTTCTATCGTTCCCAGCACGAGTTGGTGTTTGTCTTCCGCAGGGGCAAGGTTCAGCATCGAAACAATGTCCGGCTCGGCCGCTTTGGACGCAACCGCACCAATGTCTGGACTTACGCCGGGGTAAACACCTTCCGGGAAGGTCGGATGGAAGAACTGTCCGCCCACCCGACGGCAAAGCCAGTGGCCATGATCCGCGATGCCATCTTTGATGTAACCAGGCGCGGCGAGGTCGTGCTCGACCCTTTCCTGGGCGGCGGTGCCACACTTTTGGCGGCCGAGCAGTCGGCGCGGGTGGCCTATGCGATGGACATTGACCCGGCCTACGTCGACGTCGCGCTGAGACGCTGGCGAAAATGCACCGGACAGGAACCTCGGCGCGCGTCGGACGATCGCACGCTTGCCTCTCTGGAAGCGGAACAACACGAGGAGGTCGGGGCATGAGCCGCGACGGCGATTACCAAGTCGGTTATGGCAGACCGCCAAAGCACGGCCAGTTCAAAAAGGGTCAGTCCGGCAATCCGAAAGGCCGGCCAAAGGGCGCCAAAAACTTCAGGACAGAGGTCGAAGAGATCCTCCGATCAACGGTGACGGTCAAACACGCCGGCAAACCCAAATCTGTCAGAACCATAAAGGCGGCATTGATGCGTCTGAAAGAAAAGGCCCTCAAGGGCGATCAGCGGGCGCTCGAACACTTGCTTGCCTATGCGCAGGATGTTTCCGACACCGCCAACGCCCGCCTGCGTGAAAGGCAATTGAGCAGTCTCGAAGAGGAGATTCTCGGCCGGTTCGACTTGTCAGGTGGAAACCAGGACGCGGGTGGTGCTGGCGATGGCTGATTTGGATCGTGCTGATATCCTGGCGGTTGTTCTGCGTCGTGACCTTTCCAGTTTTATCCAGCGCAGCCTCGCGACGATCGATCCCGGCAATGAGTACAAGCACAACTGGCACATAGATGCGATTGCGCACCAGTTGGAACGTGTTGCGCGCGGCGAAATCCGGCGCCTCATCATCACCATGCCACCCCGGTCGCTGAAATCGATCTCGACGTCAATCGCCTTCGTCGCCTGGATCCTTGGCCAGTACCCCGGAAAACGCATCCTGGCCGTCTCGTATTCCGAGACCCTGGCCGAGAAACTCGCCTTTGATTGCATGAAGGTGTTGGATGCTGAATGGTACCGGGAAATATTCCCTCTGACCCGCATCGCCCGGAATCGGTCAAGACGGTTCGATTTCGAGACAACTCGCGGTGGCGGTCGGTATTCTGCGTCGGTCGGTGGTGCACTGACCGGTCGCGGCGGCGACATCATCATCATCGATGATCCGCATAAGCCAGACGAAGCGCAGTCGGATGTCAGGCGCAAAAGCGTGCTCGACTGGTACGCCTCAACGCTACTTAGCCGCTGCAACGATCCGGTCAAAACACCAATCATCCTCATCCAACAGCGCATCCACGAAAACGATCTCGCGGGGATGCTTCTTGAACAGGGGGGGTGGGAACATCTCAATTTACAGGCGATGGCAGAAGAAGCAGCCAATTTCGATCTTGGACGGCGGGGCGTGTTCCATCGCGAGGAAGGGGATCTTCTTCACCCAGCGCGGCTTCCCCGCAAGCTTCTCGAAGAATACCACGTTAACCTTGGTAGCTATGTCTACGCGGCCCAATACCAGCAACGCCCGGCCCCGCTGGAAGGCGGGATAGTGAAGTGGGGCTGGTTCAAATCGTATGACACAGATCCGCAAATGGCGGAGCAGGACGAAATTGTTCAAAGCTGGGACACGGCCTCGAGTGCGGGCGAGCTGA